CTCTTGCCCGATTTGAATACGCAAGTTGTTGATAAACTTCACGCTGTCGTTGTTGGTGTAAGAGCAGGTAAACTTCCAGTTATGAATAACAGCGGTGAAGTTTAACGCCACATCATCAAACACAACATTTACGGGCACACCATCGGCTTTAAACTCATTCAGCAACGCCATAACCTCATTACGAGAGTTGTACGTCTTACGCTCGTTAATCATCTTGTCAACGAGCTGCTTCACCTCCTCTTGTGAGACTTCCTCAATTACAACCTTACCAACGTCACGCCCAATACCATCTACTAAGTGAATATTTTGCTCAATGTATGGCTGTTGGTCTGTTGCCTTGCTATTTGCTAACGTCATAGAATCCCCTTTTTGTTGTGTTTTAATCGGCTTGCCTTTTGTCATGTTATGCTACCGCCCATGGTAATTCGTCATATTCAATAACAATATCTTCATTAGTTACTTCACAAGTAAATAAAGTAAATTTTTTTCCTTCGGCTATCCATTGCACAGAAAATCTATCCTCATCATCTGGTTGAGCAAGAGGATATTCTTTTGCTAAATACTCTATAATTTTTTTTCTTGTCTCTAGGCTATTGTTTTCTAGACTTTCTATACATTGATTGTTGTGTTGGTGCTCTTCAAAAGAAAAATTCTTAATACGGTGCGTTTTGTTGCGCAAAACAAGCAAATCAAAAGACAAGTTGCATTTATCAATCACCATTTTTACAAGAACAGGGTCAAACAGCATTCTCTCGCCATATTCGTCCCGCAATTCTTTTTTAAGAAACCACCCGCCATTATTACAAACAACAGCAACTTCCCCTTTGTCGTTATAAAATTTATCTACCACATTACCATCCCATAGGACTCATTGGAGCTAAACTCCCACTATTTCCGTAGGAATAATACGAGTTATTGTCTACAATGTCAATAGGGACAGGATAAGCGAATGTAAACGCTAAAGCATCTCCCACATCGGGGGATATATTGAGGTCTTTCTTGGACTGTAAACGCTTCTTACCTTTTCCATCATACCCGCCTTCTAGCATTGTTAAGTCACTCATAAGCGTTGTGTGTTCTGGTATGCAGGTGTTTGGTTCTTCTAGCCACATCCGCATCTTATCCCACATCTCTGTTCTCAGGTTTACATACCGTGCATGGTCAAGCGCATTGCGTCCACTGTAAATGGGGGTGACAATATTCCCATTCTTAAACACCGCGTGTGTGTTAATTGCGTTATACAACGCATAGCCGAACCCGTTAGCATCTACAAATAAGCGGCGGGGGTTATGCTTCCTTGATAGGGCTAGTACTTCACCCAACAGCATATCAACCGTGTATTTATGGAACGTCTTAATGTCCAGTATCTTTGCGCCTTGCCGCACGACCATTGCAGTTTTGTCGGGGTCGTTGCCCACATCTGTTGCGGGGTCAATGCCAATAATGACGGGTTGCCTCGATACATCTACACCAAACTTAGGCTTGGTAGCCGCAAGCACAATAGCAGGGTCTATAAAGCCTCCTGTGCCCGTTTGGAATGCCTCAACAGACGAGGCAGGATATGCTTGTTTGAAAATCCACTCATGCCCCATCTCAAGGATTTTCCCTCGTAATACCACTCTTTTGGTGGGGTCATCTGATATTCAGGACTCCAGAACCACGGAATGAACACCGCCTCATAGTTGCCGTGTCCGCGCTCTGCTTGCTCCCACATCTCGTGATACTTATTTCCCACACCATATGCGGTGGACTCTATGATAATCTCACTGCCGCCACCTTGCGGCACTGCTTGGAATGAGCCTAGTAAATGGCTTTCGGGGTTTTGCCACAGTGCAAACTCGGAAGCATGTAAGTAATGAATGGTCTGTGATACCCCTGCACCCTCGCTGCCCGCCGTTGCGATGCGATAACCGCTCGCGGTTGCTGCAAAGTCAAATTCTCGCGCACTATTGGCGCGTGTAGGCTGTTTAATGCATGGGTCATTCGGCAGGAAGTCGTAATACCGCCGCACCATATTATACAGGTTGTTTGTTGCTTCCGTATCGTGCGCCATGATAAAGGCGCGTCTAGCCTTGTTTGTGAGGGTCTTGTGTAAGAAACGCCCACCTATGTATGTACTGATACCCTGTTGCCGTGCCTTTAGGATAATCATACGCGCCATCCCTTGACGCTTTATCTGGTCTTCTATTTTATCGTGCAAGTGGCGTTGCGCGTAGTTCATATGGAAGGGGATTAATCCGCCCTCTTCTACATTCTTCGGGGCAATCTTGAGGCAGTTCCGCGCGAAGAAATCAAACTCATTAGCAAGGCGTTTGTATATTTCTGCGCTCATGGTGTTTTAAAAATGTCTATAGAATATAATATTTGATAATCTGGGTTTTTGTGCCTTTCTCTTCCTTGTTTTTCTAGCAATGAATTGGAAACCCTTAAAGAGCCTATTTTTTCTCCTATTTCGCAGTTAATGTAAGGCATAATATATGAAAGGAATTTCTCGCATGGATTTTTGCCAGTTAATTTGAAATTAAAAGAGTTTATTACTAATTCTTCGTCTTTTTTATCGAGCCACGCGATAAAGTCTATTAAGTCTATATTAAAAATACCATCGGCAATGCACGAATTGTTTTCCCAAAAAATGGAATACTCCCCTCTTTCGGAAAGGCTCACCCCATTAATGCTCTGTGAGAATACAGGATTAACATACTTTTTATTTAATTGCCCATAACAATTAAACTTAGGCTCAGGATGTAAGTTTAACACATGCTTAATAGTGTTTATAACTTCTTTGGGCGTGTCACTCTTTAGGTGAAAACGCAAGCTTAACAGCGGACTATTCCCGATTTCTACGCTCATGCATTGCCACAAACAAGAAGAGTTAAGCGGTATTTATGCATACTACTCAACAGCAACCGTTGCAGGCTCTAAGTGCTCAATGGGTGGCAAGCCCTGCAACACACGCAAGTCGTTTGTGTTGAGTGCATTTCCGCCCAGTGAACCGCTGTATGTTCCGTGGGGTGCGATAACAATAGCAGGCGAGAAATCTGCTAGGCTTTCAGTTAATTCAACAACAGTTTCTTTAGTTTGTTTCTTTTTAGCCATGATGCGCCTATTTAAAATCCGTAAGGTTAGTAACATTAACGCCGCCGCTTAATTCGGTTGCGGTTTTGTCTTTCCATTTTGCGCTTTGTCTATTTTTAAGCCAAAAGATAATGCTCGTTGTGTCTGGTATAGCGTGCTTAACTATATCAACAACCTCGACACGCTCTTCAAATTGTCCGTCTTTCAACTTAATGGCTTGCTGCTCCACATAATCGTAACCATTTGCGCGATTGTATAGTTTATTGGCTATTTCCATGTCCGCCTGCAGCTTACCGCGCTTAATGGACTCCGAGAAAACTGGAAAGTCGTTTTGCCATTTGTAGAAAGTTGATTCAGCTACACCAAAGAAATCAGCGATTTCCGTATTAATAGCCCCTAATAGGCATAGCTTATACGCTTGTTCCGAGTACTCCTCCTTAAACTCAGAGGGCAAGCCGCTAACCATGTTGGCAACCCTTCCCGCCCTTAGGCTTACTGGGCTTAGGCATTGGTTTTGTTGGTTTTTTCATGGACACAGTCCTCAATGTTTATATGGATAGTATACCGTATTTTTTTAGAACGCAACTTTTTTGTGAAAACATGAAAATAGTTGTTGACAAAGGCGAACATTGTGCTACTATCTATCTATTAACAGAGCAGATGCTCACCGCAAAGGAACGTAAAATGACTGATTTAGAAACAATTCTTTTTAATAAATTACAATCCGCTTTAGTTTACGCAATTAAAGCAAGCAATGGCGATAATGTTGAGAATTGCGTTTTGCCTTTTTCAATGTTTTTAGAACGCACGGAAAAATTTATGGAAGAATTACGCAATTAACCAACAAAGGACAACCTAACAGGAGTTAAAGAAATGAAAAACGCTAAACATTTTAATCTTTGGAAATTCAACGAATTTTTAAATCAACAAGCAATGGCAGAGGAAGGCGCGGCTGCTTATGATGCTGCGGATGCTGCTATATAGATGAGATGCGGGCATTCCAAGACTATTTAAACACAGGAAACGCAGGATTTTTACGCGTTATTATCGCGCAGTGTAAGGGATTTTTTATCCGTTTAGACATAGACGGAACTTTAGAAAAAATCGATGGTGTGTACATTGCCTAATCACCCCCCCCAACCTAACAGGAGTTACGAACATGTTTTCACTATATCAAACGACCAAACTAACCCTTATCACAATCGCCACCGTTGGCTTTTTGGTGATGCTTTCGGGTTGCGAGAAAAAAAATACAACCGAAATCTGCTACAACGGGGCGCAATGCCTTTTGGTGGAGTAGAAGCCAATAAGTTTTGGTGTTTTCAAGCGGAGGGCGTTTAATGACACACCCCACACCCCAACAAATCAAAGCCGCCCGTAATGCCGCTGGTTTAACCCAAACGCAAGCGGGTGCGCTTGTAGGCGTATCAAAAAGAACGTGGGTTGCATGGGAATGCGACAAAGACAAGCCATCTCACCGAAACATGCCCTACGCAAAATGGGAGTTGTTTAAGATACTCTCTAAAACCCCCTAGGTTGCGTTTTGAATGGGGTTTGTCATATTTCGGCTATATCGCATCATTAAATACATTTCATGCTATCCCTTGGCTATTCTGCGGCGATTAATCGCTAAGCCGATTGTATAAGTATTTCCTTGTTGCCGTGCGCCATGCGTTCGCCTCTGGGTCGCGCCGCTTTCTCATACTGCCCCTGCTTCCAAACAGTAATAAAGCATGATTTGATTTCTCTATATCTGTTTGCATTTTATTAATAAATAGCGTGGCTTCTGTAAGAGTTTTATTATAAATCATGCGGTTTGTTTTAAAGGTTAAAATTTCCTCATCGCTTAACATGAACGGATCGTTGCTCTTGATTTTTTTATCAGGCGATTGTTTAAAGATTGCTTCTTGCGGTGTCATAATCTTTTCCTTTTTGGTGTATGTTTCTTGCGCTTTTTGTTTAAAAATCTCGAAAGCCATGTTTTGCCTCGTCCTGCGCTTGCTTAATTGCTTGCTCTGCAATTTTAATATCGGGTAAAAACCCGTGCCATATTTCAAACGATTTTGCGGCTTCGTGGAGGAGCATTTGAATGGGAAATGAGTCTATAGTGGTTGTGCGGTCGTAGTTGACTGTTAAAGATTCCGCTGCGCCTCTATAATATGTTTGTTTTGCAAGGGCTTTAATCACAAAAGCATTATCGGGGAATTTGGATTTTGAGGAAAATTCCATTAATAACACGGTATGGCGAGGAAACATCACCGCGTCTATTCCGATTCTGCTCAATTCATTCTTAATGGTTCGCGCAACACAGCCATCTCCTAAAATTATAACATGCTCCGCTTTTCGCGCATCCTCAAGATACGGCTCAAACGCTTTTGTGAAGCCGTAACCGTCTGTATGGTGGTCTGTTGAATAACACTCTGTTTCAAATTTTAAAGTATTTCCGCCGTAAAGATGCTGCTTAAACGGTGTAGTAACATTTGCGCCTTTTACATCCCCCCTGTTTTTCAGCATATTAATAATATCGTTGTAATCGCCATCATGCCCAAACCCAATATACTCAGCATTAATCTTGTAATGTTTGAGCCATGCGTTATGAATTGTGGGACTCCACGACTTGTTGACGTTTTCAGTACTGCCTATGAGGGCGTAAATTTTTGTCATGTTAAGATGCTTTCTGTAGGGTTGATAAATCGTACTGCGCGTGTGTTACCTGTGGCGCGGCTACCACCCCCGCACGCTCTTGAAACTCTGCAATCAGGGGCTTTGTAACGGCAACAGTGATAACGCCTGTTGCTGCTTGCTTACGGCAATAATCGAGGTAGTCGCCTATACGCTGCTCGTCACACGGTGAGATATTCACAGGGCGCATATACCCCACTGTTGCGCCGCAAATCATTTGCGCTTGGGTAAGGGCTGTGTTTTTGAGATAATCGGAAAGATACAACCACCATTTTTCTTTCCGTGCCTGTGCCACCAATTCGCGGTGAGCGTTTGCAACGTAAGCGTTCGCCATTTCGCGTGCAAGCTCGGCACGGGTTTTAACGCGGATTTTTCCAAGGGCTTTGCTGATAGCCTCGTAATTCGCAAGGAAAATCTCTTTCGAGATAACCACCAACAAACGCTCAGACTCTCGATATTCCGCGTTTCCTAATGCGCCCACCAACCGTGCAAGCTGTGGTGTCTCGGTGCTTTTCGCCGCATGGCAAATGTTCGCTTGCCAAGGCTCTTTCAGCGTTCCGATAAGCTGCTGGCGGTGAAAATCCGCGCTGTGGTTCTTTTCCTGCTTTTTAGGCTGGTTTTCTATAGCGAATTTGCTCATATTTTTCATCCTTTAACCGTTGTGATTCCTTGCGTTTCCATACTTCTCGGCATCTATTCTGCCACGTCAATTCCCAATCAACTTTCCGCCCCTTTGCGCCCCCCTCTGCTGCCCAATAATTCCTAAATTCTGTCGCAATATCAACAACCTCCTCAACAGTCCAACCGTATTTTTCCATTGCCCAATCGCCCCACTCATCGGGCAAAACCCAATCCCTGCCTTTCGGCAATGCGACTGCACGGGCTTGCTTCGAGGGTTTTGGCAAATCAGCCTCAATCATCGGCAAAATTTGCTGACGTACGTCGTTGGGTGAGTTGGGGGGGATTATAGGGGGGGAAAGAGAGGGGTCACACTCTGTCACTGTGACATCGCGTGACATGACGTGACAATCTGTGACGGGTTGTGACTTACTGCGACAACGCCGTTGACGTTCTGCGTCACGCGCACGCTTTTCTTGATTAGTTTCTTGCTGTGCAATGAGGGCGGCTTTCACCACGGCTGCAATCTGCTGGGCAGTGCATCCATTATCTACCATCGCATCTATGATTTGCGGTGTAAGCATTGAGTATCGCTCTCGTTAAGCTCTCCGATATTTCGGATGGGCTATAGTTTCTGCCAACTCGTGTCTTCAAAATACTTAATAAGCGCGGTTATGTTTTTTAAAGTTGGGTTCTTGTTCCGCCCCGCCTTAATGTTAAATAAAGTCTGATGACCAACACCAGTTGCAGCTTCAACAGCCCTTAAATTCCTGTCCTGCAATGATTTAACAATCTTCTCATAGGTTTCTTGTAAGTCGCGTTCCATATTGCATCCTTATTTTTTTTACGAACATGTAAAATATAATTTGACAAGTAACACAACCAGTGCTACCGTGTCAAGAGATAAATAAAGGGGGCGTTAATATGCAAACAACTTTTAAAAGGAATGTAAAATGACAGAAAAATTAATAACACGCGAATTACTGATTGAGTGGAATGCCTGCGCACAAGGCATGCAGCGTTTTTGCGAACTTTTCCCAGATGGTGCGGACTTAAAAACGGCGATAGAAGTGCTTGTAAATGATGGGCATAACGATTGGGGGGTGTGGCTCTTTAAAAAATGCAGAGAACACAAATTGTATGTAGATTTTGTGGTTAAAGGCTACCGCAACAGCGGCGACTACAACAGCGGCGACTACAACAGCGGCTACGGCAACAGCGGCAACCGCAACAGCGGCAACCGCAACAGCGGCAACCGCAACAGCGGCAACTACAACAGCGGCGACTGCAACAGCGGCAACTACAACAGCGGCGACTACAACAGCGGGTATTTTAACTCCGAAACTCCTGAAGACATTCTGGTTTTTAACAAGCCAGTCAGCCGAGATGTATGGAATAATACAAAAAAACCGCAATTTATCAGCAACGTAAAATCAGCAACGTAAACTTATGTTTTTGGGTTGATGCATCCGAAATGACTGACGCAGAAAAAATTGCCGACCCTGATTTTTATGTGCGTGGCGGATGTCTTCGGAATCGCGATTATAAGGAGGTTTGGAAAATTGCTTGGGATAATAGGCAGCAGGATGATGAGCGCATTTTGCGCCAATTACCAAATTTTGACGCAAAGGTTTTTGAGAAAATAACAGGAATAAAACTAGGAGAGTAGACCCATGACTACATTAGAAAAACTACAAGAGCTTATGGTGGAGATTCGACAGAAGACGTTCCCGCTAGATAAAGCAAAGTACAGAATGATTCAGAACATTACTGTATACACCGAAACCCGCCAAAAATTGGCATTAGCCAAGCTAAAACAAACAAGAGAGTAAAATGACGAATTTACCAGCATTAGCGCAAGAGCGCAATATTACAGCCGAAAAATGGAGCACCTTAAAAGGCGTTTTATATCCTGATGCGTCCGATAAAATGATTGCGCTTGTAATTGATTATTGCAAAAGCAAGGAATGGGATGTGATGGCAAAGCCCGTCTACATTTTGTCTTTTAACGGAAAAGAGCAAATTGTCCCGTCTATTGCTCAATACCGCACAACGGCGGCGCGCACGGGGAACTATGGCGGTATTGACGCGCCTGTGTATGAAATTGAGAGCAACACAATCATTGCATGTCACGTCACAGTTTATCGTATTATTGGCGGTCAACGGTGCGCGTTTGTGGGTTCGTGTTATTCTGAAATGCAGAAGCAAACAACCACATGGAAACAAATGCCGCGCCGCATGTATGCAATCCGTGCTGAAAGCGATGCGTTACGCAAAGCGTTCCCCGAAGAGTTAGGCAGTGAGGCAACTTTTGAAGAATTAGACGCGATGCAGAAAGAGGCGCAAGACGCGGTAGAGTTATGCACACAAGAACAGCAATACGTTATTGACGCAATGTTTTTAGAGGCTAGCGAAATCACGAGAAGTTTTTATGAAGAGAAATACGGAAAAGAAAAACTAATCCCAGCCAAAGTTTACAGCACTGTTTTAAAACAGCTTAAAACAGCAGTTGCCCGACACAAGGAGAAACTACTAGAGCAAGAGGCAAGCGATGAAAATTATTGATTGCGCTCAGGGAAGCCCTGAATGGCTCGAGGCGCGTTGCGGCGTAGTAACCTGTAGCGAGTTAAAACACATCCTTGCAAAAGGCGATGGGAAAACCCGTACAACTTATATGGAAAAAAAGGCGGGGGAAGTCATAACAAAACGCCCCATGAAAGCGTTTAAAAACGATGATATGGAGCGCGGCAATGAGCAAGAAGCCATTGCTAGGGAATTTTACGAAATAGAACGCCAGTATATTGTTGAGCCTATCGGGTTTGTAATAGACGAGGATTTACGCCTTGGCTACTCCCCCGATGGCTTTGTTGGTAATGACGGGCTTGCAGAATACAAAAGCCGTGACGTGCATGTACAGATAGGGATTTTAAAACGCGGTAAAGTGCCAACTGAAAACTATGCACAATTACAGGGGGGCTTGCTTGTTACGGGCAGGGCGTGGATTGATTATTTTAGCTATTGTGATGCTGAAAACATGCCTAATTTTCTTGAGCGCGTTTATCCAGATGCGGACTATCAAGCTAGAATTGTTGCTGAACTAAAAACGTTCTATGAAGAGTTAGACGCACTTGTTAAAAAGATACGGGGGTTTGCATGACAAAGCCACTCAAGTTAATATGCCCCATTACAGACGGCAAGATTGACGTGCACCCGCGCAAACGCATTGCCGAGTACATCGAGACTTGTGGACTGGACGCGGTGGAGATAACCGTTGATGCGTTCAAGAAAACCCGCAGCGTGAAGCAGAACCGTTATTATTGGGGAGTCATAGTTGATACGTTTCGAACTATCCTTGAGGATGCAGGGCAATCTATGCCCCCATCAGGGGTACACGAAGCCCTAGCCGCCGAGGTTGGGATGCTTAAGAAGATTGCGTTTGGTTTTGACGGGCAACCGATTGTCTACACACAATCCACAACAGACCTAACAACAGTTGAGTTTGAAAACTACATGGAAAAATGCAGGGCGTTTGCAGCCGAGCAGTACGGGCTCGTAATACCCCTGCCTAACGAAGCACCGTTTGAGGATGAACGCGCGGCTGTTCAAGATAAACAGGAAGATGCGCCTTATAAACCACATACTTTTGTTTTTGAGGCACGTTCATAATGAAACACTTTAAATCCGTTTTCACCGATATTATACCGCCTAACACGACCTTTGTTGCTGTTTTCAAAAGCTCGGTATTTGAAAATGCTGATGGGGACAGAGGAGCAACTTTATTTTCAACAAACCCGAAACATTGGGTGTATGATGCAAGATTAAATAACGACAACGTGCAGAAGTATCTTCAAGATAAACAATATTCACATTGGGTTAAAGTTCCCAAGCACCGTTAATCTACTATCCTGTGATACTTAGGGTTTACGTCTCTAAACTTAATCTGTGCAGTGGGGCATTTTGTGTTATAACGTGTGATAAACCCGTCTTCTAAACGTTGGGCGAACATATCAATCTC